CGCCAACTAAATGTTGATTTACAACCGGGTAGCTTTATACAGTAAAGCTATAAACTGTTGCTAACCCTTCTTCCATACCTTAGCATTCTTTTTCGATTAGTTAAGCTTTTGGATTCGTTTCAATTCACTCTTTACTTTCCTATTTAAGAAAGAAATTGTGAATTGCCCTCTTGATTACATTCCTTAGGGATAAGGTCTTGCCAATGACAAAATTACTTATATAAGGTAAACCAAAAAGGCAACCAACTAATGAAATAAATCAAAGGAGGATTCAAAACCTAACTGCTCGTAAGAAGGCTAAGATCAGTAGAGGAATTGTTATCACAGATACTGTAGCAGTTGTCAGTACTGCCGTGTATTTTGGATCATTACCGATACTTTTAAATTTCTTCTTTGACCAGATATTAGGTCTAAGCATAAATCTAAAAAGTTTTCAGTATGAAATCCAGAGGTCACGAAAAGACCTTAAAGGAGTCCATGAGCTCTTCACTAATTTATCATAATAAAAATCAGTGACCGCAGTAAATGGAACCCCAACATGAGTTAAAAATTCTCGAAAAAGGTTTTCCATCGATTTAACATCGAGGTTATCCTTACCGAGTCTTCAAAACCCTCCTTGGGGACCTAAAATACTAAATAACCATTTTCACTGTTGCATATCTTCTTTATCGAAGATAGACTTCAGGATTTTGGTTAATACTGACAATTCCAACTTTAAAATAGAATTATACTCTTTCTTGAAGTAGTCTGCTAAAACAGCTGTTACACCAAGAACATAATTCATAAAATAGTTATAGGAATTAGCCAGTTCACGATCAGAGATGACAATGTCATCTCCCAGAACCGCATAAGAACCTAGGCCCTTTGTTAAAGACTTGTTGAAAGCCTTAAGGTGAGCAACATGGACAAGCAAGTGGTTTGTAAGGGCTAGCATAGCAAAAGATGAATAAGCTCCCATAGGTTGGCCCACTGCATATTTATAAGGAATACCGTCATAATAATATGGACGGTCAAGAATCTGTTTCCATACTCTACCATTTAAACCTAGAACTTCTAAGATATCCTCCTGTAAATGAACAGGAAGGCGATCTGTAGCAGCTGATAGGTCTAATGAGTAAAAGGAGGATCCATTTCTTTTTTCCAAAATAGATCTGACTGGACCAAGCTGGTCTCGAGTACCGTCCTCGGGCAATGTGTCCAAGAACGAGTAGACGAGATCGTGTAGGGGTCTAAACAATCATTGAGTCCATTGATCTGTAATACCAATTATTCTTGTCTTACCTCTTAATTCTTTAATTAGAGCCAATCGACCTAAATATAGATCTATTGGCCAAATTATGAATGGAAGCAGCAAGATACTTAAAATTATAAATAAAATTAAGTAATGGTAAAAACTATGATATAGACTGAATGAAACGTGACCGATCCAAACACGAGGATGCCTCATTAAAGCTATTAAATCTAGCCCCGCAGAAAGATACGCATACCGGGCATTAACACCCCCTTTGTTACTTCAGAAAAACTTGGGCTTACTAATTTTATTTTTATTAAAATAATCTAGAGCACCAAGAGAACTTAAACCATCCTTGATAATATACAAATCTAAGGTTCTGTTTTGACCCTTAAAAGGATCAGTAACGGTACCAAAGTTAGGTACATGTCTAGGTGGAGAAAGAGCTCTGAACATACTAAGGGTAGAAATTAAAGCCCGATCCATCGGTAATGGACCTTCACCTTTATCAAGTCTCCGTTTAAGAGACTCAATTTCGGTTTTAGATTCATAACCTAGGATTTTTGGTAAGCCATTCTTATACTGCTCAACCCACGTCTTACCATTGTGCACACCCTCCCCCGCGATAAAATTCCCCACCAATCTCAACACTTCGGATAAGTAAAGGATAGTGAACCCAACCCCTGACTTAAGTCAGAGTTGTTCGATTCTACTACCTAAGCTTAATAACCTAGTAGTTTGTTTATTGGTGAGTTGAAGAAGTATAGCAATCATCCGTATGTATCTTGAAATCTCTTTTAAATCCAAGGGTTTTATAAACCCATTGGCATTTTAACATTAGATAACTTTCTATTGTCCACTCAATCTTTTATTAAAAGGAGAGTGTACATTGAAGAAATTACCATAATGTATAGGAGAATTTCCTGACACATAGGAGAATTTGCAAAGGTTAAAGTTAAGCCTTTGACCTTACTTCGAAACTATTATTTTACGCATGTAGACTACCTATTGGTAGAATACACTTTACGGGTAGGGTGTTAACCTTCCGGCGGGATACGATCTTTGCAGAGCGCTCCATAGCTTCTAATAAGGTTGGTGGAAACTACCACCATAGTGGACCAGCTAATTCATGGCTATAATGAATTAGTTCATACCGGACCGATCCTCACTTGAGGATCAGGATGGTTAGAGTGTGCGCCTGTCCACAGCAACCTACAACGAGTCAAAAGTACGAATTCTCGCGGTAAGTTGGGTAGGGAGTTTATGACTCCCA